ACTTTACGGGTTAAGAAAGCCGGGTGGTATTTTTGAAAAACTAAAACCAAGTATATGAAAAAGAACAAACCAGCAAAACCCAAAAAGAAATCCGTTTACCGTTCTTCCGTCACCGGCAAGATTGTAACCAAAGCCTTTGCCCTGAAAAACCCGGCCACAACGTATAAAGACACAATCAAATGAAAGTACACCACTTCACCCCGTTTTCGGTAGAAAAGAACCTCGGCAAAGCATACAATCAATGCTTTGAAATAGTCGGGGAGGACGATTGGGTATGTCTGAGGGATTGCGATACGCTTTTTCTTTTGCCAGACACACCGACCAGAATTTATGAATATGTAAAAAGGAATCAGGATGTTGGCCTTTTAACATCATACTGTAACAGGATTCATCACACATCGGATCAGCTTTTTGGTGGCAAAATAAATGAAGATACCAACATCTTAAATCATATAAAAATAGCCAGGGATGTTGAAAAGGATGGGTATGAAACACTTGAATTGACAAAGAACGTTTCTGGCTTTCTTATGGTAATTAGTAAAAAAACATGGAGAGAAATGCCATTCCCCGAAAGCGGTCAATGTTTAGGCATAGATACTTCTTATTGGCAAAGGCTTGTTACTGCGAAAAAAAAGATTTATCTTATGAAGTCTATTTATGTCTGGCACACTTACAGAATTGAAAATGGGATAACCAATAAAACACATCTTTTATGAATGAGGTTTGGAAAACTGCAATATGAAAACACAGAACATCATACTACGGGATGATGATGCCCCTATTCACGGCTTGACCCACTTTATACCAGTGCATGAAACGCTAAAAAAGCATGGCATTGTGCATACCTGCGCTGTTATCTGCCGCAATCTTGACCGGCACCATGATTTTATTGAGTATGTAAAATCAGATCCGGGTAGTTTTGACCTGCAATTTCATTGTCTTGACCATATTGATTATTCAGACGACAGAAACAGGGATATTTTAAACGAACAGTTTTTTGAAGGGCTGAAGATGTTTAACAAGTGCTTTGGCTATTACCCTACTGTTTGGTACCCACCCTGGAATTTAACATCGGAGTATTCAACCGCAATGGCTGAAACCTTTGGATTGACAACAAACCCGGTTAAATATTCCTTCGGTCAGGTGAGGCGAAAGGCAAAAGCAATAAAAGAGAGGGGAGGGGTAATAAATTTTCACCATTGGGCCAAAGAGGAAAGAGATCAACTTGAAGAAATAATAAACTTATTGAAATGAAAATAGCCCTTCTTACTGCTAACATCGGGGATTTTGACAATGTCCTGCCAATTCCCAAGCAATCACGACCCTATGACTATTTTCTATTCACTGAAAAGAACTTACCTTACCCGTTGTCAACACTTCAGCCGAGGCAACAGGCGACCTATCTAAAACAGCAGGCACACCGGCATCTCCCCGGTTACGACTATTACATTTGGCTTGACGGGAGGATTGAAGTAACCGCCGGGGATTTTGTTGAAGATATTACCAGCCGGACAACGACAATAACGGTAACGAAGCACCCCCACAGGCATATCGTTTATGATGAATATGAGTTTTTGTTTGCCCTGATGAATGCAGGGAATAAATATCTTCATTCCCGGTACAATCAGGCAGGACTTGAAGCTGAACGGCTGAAGATAAGAGCCGACCTTCCTTTGTATGCTTGTGGGTGTTTTTGTTGGCGGGTAAGCCATGACATGAAAAACTTTATGAATGAATGGTACAGGAGGACGATGGAATACACCGGGTTCGACCAATGCTGGTTTTCACAGGTAGCGTATGAAAGGAGTATTGACGTGCTGCCTTATGGGTGGGATAAGATAAAATTAAACAAGCACAAATGAATGTGATATACACCGCAATCTTCGGTCCTTACGAAGAATTAAAAACCCCTACGGTTGTCACTCCCGGATGGAATTACATCTGCTACACTGATCAGCCTTTTGAATCTGATGTATGGAAGATAGTAAAAATAATCACAAACAGGCCGGTTGAAATGGCAAGGGTATTTAAACTTGTGTACGCATGGGATCATTTCCCCGAAAAATCAATATGGGTGGACGGTTCAATGACAATCAACTGCAACCTGGATGAATTTTGGGATAACAAGTTTACTTCTCCAATGACCGTTATACAACACCCGATGCGGAACTGTGTTTACGAGGAAGCCGCTACTTGCATCAGGAATAACAGGGGTAACCCGGCGGACGTTGCTCATCAGATAGAGGTTTACAAAGCTGAAGGATTGCCACCGAACAAAGGATTAATCCAGTCCGGTATAATCATGCGGGAGAATACCTCTGAAGTGCAGGAGTTTTGTAAATTGTGGTGGGAGCAGATTAAACTCAGCACAAGGGATCAGATAGGCTTTGCTTACGCTGAATGGAAAACGGGTAAATATTGGCCTCGCATACATCAGAACTATTTAACAGCAACAAATTTTATTTTTAAACCACATTACAAAAGGAGTAAAAATGTTCGCACACACTTCAATAATCAATGAGATAATACGGCTAAAAGGATTCACTTCTTACCTGGAGATCGGGATAAATGACCCGTCAAAGAACTTTGACCTGATAAACTGTAAATTCAGGGTAGGTGTTGACCCAGCACCAACGGCTAAGGCGAATTTTTGCGGTACAAGTGATGAGTTTTTTTTACAAAACAAACAGTCGTTTGGCATCCACCTAATTGACGGTTTACACCACGCCGACCAAGTAAAGAAAGACTTTGAAAACTCCCTTTCCTGTTTAAACGAAGGGGGAATAATCCTGATACACGATACCAACCCGGCAGAGGAAAGATATACAGCCGTACCCCGGAAGGAACGGGGGCGTTGGAATGGCGATGTCTGGAAGTTTATTACTGAACTTTACAAATACCCGGTAGAGTGGAGAACGGTAAAAGAAGATGCCAATGGGCTGACGGTGGTAAAGATTGGGAATAAATCAGCACCGCCACCTGAAGGTGAAAGGGATTGGGCATATTTTACCCAACACAAGGAAACGTTTTTAAATCTTTGCTCATTTGAAGAACTGAAACAATGGATATAGCCATCCCCTACAAAGCCAGCCAATACCCTGGAGTTGAACTCAAATATGCCCTTAGAAGTATTGGCAAGTACCTGACCGGCTACGATAAAGTAATTCTGATAGGCGATAAGCCGGAATGGTACACCGGCGACCATGTTACTTATTACTCCCAAACTGACGGAAAAGAACGGGATATAAAAAACCGCATCCTGAAAGCCTGTGAGTTGCCAATTTCTGACAACTTCCTGATATTCCATGACGATCATTTCCTCTTAAAGCCGTTGGACGTAACCGAAATAAAGCCCTGGCACGGTGAAACCCTTACCTTAACCCTCCGGCGGGCAAGGTCAGCTTACTGGATGGCCGTTAAAGAAACTATTGAATATTTCCCGGAAACAGAGCCGCTTGACTTTGACATTCATACTCCCTGTATCTTCAACAAAGACCTTTTCCGGCAGATCAACACAGATGATGCCTGGTTTAAGGAAAAATGCCTGAAGTCGCTTTACTTCAATTCCATAGAATGTGAGCCGGTGTTTATGAAAGACCTGAAGATAAACACCACCGATGCGACAAAGCCGGTTATCTACCGGGCTATTGAGGGGCGGTTGTTCTTCAGCACCGGGCCGATAGCCATGCAGGAAGATTTATTGCAGGTGTTTGATGAATTGTACCCGGTAAAAAGTAGATGGGAAAAATAATGTTATATTTACTTATCCAAACTCAAAAATTATGATACGATTTTATAAGTCAATTTCCAAAACAGTAAGAACGTTAAAATCGTATCTTACCGGGGCCGTCCTAATCATTATGAAATTTTTTCTTATAATTTACTCTTATGTTATAATCGGTCGTACCCGTTTTTTATGTTTGTTTATAAAAAAACGGAGAGAGCAAAAAAGAAAAAAATGGATTGAAGAAACATTCCCGCCCGATATTTATAATTGCGTTATTTCGTGGGAAAATAAGGGCGGTGGATTCAGGATTGAGCGTCGTTTATGAGCTTTGTGATTTTATCCTGAATCAATTAAAAATAATTTTGTAATTACAATTTTTTCTCTTTTATTTTACAGTCCATAAAGCAGTTAGCTTTATTGGCAAATGAAAATATTGACAGCAAACGGGTATCCGGCAGCTTCGTATTAACGCCTCTGCACAAGCAGGGGCATTGTCATTTATGGTTATGAGTGAAGCAAAAAAAATAGGGAAACCAAGAAACATTGAATCGGTTGAACAATTACAAGGTTTGATTGATGCTTTCTTTGTACAGTGTAAAGAGGATAACGAACCACCAACAATACAAGGACTGGCTCTTGCAATCGGCTATAATTCAAGGCAATCTCTATTAAATCTTGAAGATTTTGGAGAAGATTATTTGGACACAATAAAAAGGGCGAAGTTAACCATTGAAAAACACAAGGTTATAGGTGGTATGACTGGAAAATTAAACCCGGCTATTGTGATTTTTGACCTGAAGAATAACCATGACCACAAAGAAAAGATTGAACAGGAGTTATCCGGTGGTCTTGACTTAGGCAAAAAACCAAGCTGGTTTGATGATGGAAGTAATGACAAAACAGCCCCGTAGTTATTACGATAACAAACGTAGTAAGAAACGGATAACGATAAACCAGGGTGGAACCAGATCGGGTAAAACCTATTCAATCCTGCAAGTTCTTTCAGAGTGGTGCTTTTTGAATAAAAATGCCGGTTGGGTCATTACAATAGTCAGGAAAACCCTGCCAGCGTTAAAGGGTTCAGCTTACCGGGATTTTCTGAAGATAGTATCTGATGAAAACTGGTATTCTGAAGCCCATCACAATAAGTCAGAAATGACCTATTTGCTCTTTGGAAATTTGATTGAGTTCATTTCGGTAGACCAGCCGCAGAAGATAAGGGGGCGTAAAAGGAATGTTTGTTTTATAAACGAGGCGAATGAATTAAGCTATGAAGATTTTTTTCAGCTTAACGTCAGGACAACGGATAAGATAATACTGGACTATAACCCCTCAGATGAGTTTCACTGGATTTATGACAAGCTGGAGCCGAGGCCGGATGCTGATTTCTTCATCACAACCTATAAGGATAACCCTTATTTGGAAAAGGACTTGGTAGAGGAAATTGAGAGGCTGATGGAGGCAGATGAGAACCATTGGCGGGTATATGGCCTTGGGTTGAGGGGTATAAGTACCGAAACGATTTACACCCATTGGAAGCACGTTGAACAGTTACCGGGCAAGGGTGAGGTTTGGATGGGTCAGGACTTTGGGTATAATGTGCCGTCAGCTTTAGTCCGGGTTGAAATGTGGGAAGGGAATATTTACGTTGAGGAAGTTCTTTACGAAACAAAGCTGACAACTGGTGACCTGATTGAAAAGTATAAGGAGTTGGGAATAAGCAAAGCAGTTGAGATATTTTGCGACAATGCCGAACCGAAAACGATTGAGGAACTAAGGCGGGCAGGATATAACGCAAAAGAGGCGCATAAGGACGTAACAGAGGGGATCAGGAAAGTAAAAAGTTTGCCTTTATTTATCAACTCCAGTAGCTTAAATATCCTGAAAGAGATTAAAAGCTACAAGTGGAAGTCAGACGTAAACGGCAGGCCGGTGAAGGACAAGGACAGGGATGAACCAGTTAAGTTTAACGATCACGCTATGGATGCTATGAGATATGCAATATTCACAAAGCTGGCAAGGCCAAAAGTTATAACCGATTGGTAAATGAATAAGATACAGAGATTTTTTGCGGGGAAAGCAGTTTTAAAGGAACTGGAGGAAATAAGGTTAAAGTACCTGCAAACAGGTGTCCGCTATCAGATAATGAATGGGCAGCTTATCTCCCCGGCAGAAAACGAAGCCAGCTATATTGACAATGCTTACCGGATCAATGATATTGTTTACTCTTGTGTAAACCTGATAGTTGATAAGTGTAAGATAGCCCCCTGGGGAATTTACAAGGTAGTTGATGAAAGCTCTTTGAAACAATACCAGGCAATTATCAGCCGGAAAGATATAACAGGTAAGGACTTTAAGAAAGCGGCAGACCTTCGTAAGAAAGCACTGGAGGAAATCACAAGCTATGGACTTCAGGAGGCGAAGTTAAAAGAACTGATGACCTACCCCAATAGTGAGCAGACATGGCAGGAGTTCCTTGCAAAAGGGCTTCTTTACAAGCTGATAACCGGGAATAAATACATCTGGGGGGAGATGCTGAAAGGTGGTGCCAATGCTGGTATTCCGGGGGCATTACACGTTCTGCCGTCACAATATACAAGGCTTCAGATCAACGGGGGTGTGTTCCCGGCAACGGTGGCCGGTTATGAAATGATGGTGATAAATCAGAAGTTCACCAAAGAAGAAGTTTTGCATGAGAAATACCCTAATCTGGATTGGTCCATTAACGGCTCGCAGTTATACGGTATGTCACCATTAAAGGCAGCTATTGCCGGGGTGGTGGCAAGGAATAACTCAGCAGCGCAGGCAACAGCGGCACAATACAAAAACAGGGGGTTGGAGGAAATCATTTATCTGGACGATCCTATTGCCAGAGATGCTAATGATGGTAAGGCCATAATGGATAACCTGAAGCTGAAACTAAAACATGAGTTAACCGGGGAAGAAAACTACGGTAAAAAGACAACGGCACCTTATAAAGTAGGGGCTTTACAGTTGGGATTGAGTGCAAAGGATATGGAGATAATAGCTTCAGAGAAGTGGGACACTGTTCGGATTTATAATATTTGGGGTGTTCCCCCTGCTTTAAGCTCCCCTGACCACATGACATTAGACAACCTGAAAGGCAGTGAAAAAGCCCTGACCTTACGATGCGCTTTACCAGCCCTTACTTCATTCCGGGATATGTTTAACTGGAAGCTGAAGACCGATTGGGGCTTTAAAGGAAAAAATATTTTTGTTGACTTTGATATGACCGTTTACTCTGAGCTTGCCGAGAACGTTAAAGACGTGGTTGACTGGACAAGCAAGCTGATAGCGGTTAAGCCGAATGACCAGCTTGAAATGGCGGGGATGGAAGC